ACGCTGTCCCAGTTTTTGTAAAGCAAGACACCAATTGCGATGACTGCTCCTATCGCTGCGACAACAAGGAAAATCGGAGAAGTAACGAAAGCCATCGCCGCACCGAGTGCGGTTGTCGCTGCCGATGCAACGCCTGCTGCTGCTGCGTGAGCAAGTTCTGCTACAGTCATTGCTCCTGTCGCTGCTGCGCTCGCTCCTGTGGTTGCGGTTACAATTGCCTGCAGTCCGTTTGTGATTCCAACGGCTACATTATAGGCTGCGACCGCTCCGGCGACTCCATAAACTATGGGGCCGAGCCAGTTCCAGTTGTCAATTACGAGCGAGGTTATGTCCGCCACAAGCTGCAATCCCGAACCGATGCCATCGAGTGCTGTTGTCAGTATTCCTGTCCAGCTTATGCTTCCGCCCATTCCTACCAAGCCGTCCCATACAGGCTGTATGGCTGTTACCAAATTGTCAAAGGCTGGCTTGATGGAATTTTGCACGCCGTTCCATACGGTGTCAATAAATGTAGTTGCTACATTTGCTACGCCCTGAATTACGGGCATAACCGTATTGACGGCTGTTGTGAATGCTGATTGAATTGCTGGCAGTTTTGTGGTTATGTACTGCAAGACGGTTGTTACAATCGGATACAGTTTTGTTCCGATGACCTCTTGCATATCGCCCCACGCATTTTTCAACTGCTGAACTTTACCCTCGGGAGTGTTTGCCATTGCTTCGGCAAGTCCACCGAAGTTTTGACCTAAAACCTCCACGAGCATTGCGGCTCGTTCGCTTTCCGTTCCTGTTTTCAGTATTTTCGACTGTGCATCGTTAAGGGTTACGCCGTATCGAGTAAGTGCGCCGACATTGCCTGTCATAACCTTACCGACAAGGTTTGCCATTGACTGCATTTGGTCGCCTGAAACTGCGACACCGTATTGCGAAACCGCCAAGTCCTGAAGGGCAGGCAGAATTGTTTTTATTGTGTCGCTCTGTAATTGAAATGTGGCAAGCTGTGAAGCACCTTGAATTGTTACTTCATCTCCGACCGTTGTTACGCCTTGGAGTTCGGCTGCGTATTTTTTCATGGTGTTTACATTTTGCATTGTTACACCTTTCACATTCATCATGGTTGTCTCAAGCCTTTTCTCTGCGGTTGCTTGGGCATTTGCAGCAACTACACATTCCTTGCCCCATGTTACAAGTTGCTTTATGCTGGCGTAAGCAGCAACAACCCCAACAGCTTTTTTTGCCATTGATGCGAGGCTTGTTCCGGCAGAGTTCGTCTGTGAACTGAACTTCTTGACGGATGAGGTTGCTCCCTCTGAACCTTTTTTGAAGCTGGTTAATCCTGAAACGGCACTTTTAATGCCGGACTTAAATCCACCGTCTTTGAGAGTAATTGTTGCACCGATATTCTTAGCTGCCATTGTTTTCACCTTCTTTCGTTAAATATTTTTTGTTATATATTTGCTCTACTTTTTTTATCAAGCCCTCTTTTTCCGTCTTTCCAATATCGCCTATAACATTAGCATATATAATTGCTCCGCACAACATATCCTTGCTCGACTTAGGTGAAAATGACGGGCCACCATTATCATTAAATTCTGCAATAAGTTTTTGCAAAGTTTCACATTTTACACTCTTTTCCACCGCCTCACCTCCAGTTTTTTACGGTTTTCGTGGTGGGTCTATCCCCCTCAAAACTTTTGCGAAATTTCACACGAAGGGGGGCTGCGGTCTGGAGCGATTAACTCACAGAGATTTATATACCCCCTATAAGACTTCATGACAAACAATTTTAATGCTTCGATACTTTTCATCTGCATCAAGTACTGAGTCGATTAAAAGTTTTTTGTTTTCAAATATAACATACATATCGCTTGCTAATCCGGGAATAAATCGGATACGAATATGGTATGTAGTTTCTGCTCGAAGCTTTTGCGATTGCTCATATTGTCTACCTGTCAACGGGGTAACTTCTGCACAAAAGGCATATTGACAATTGTTAATGTCGATAACTTCGCCTGATGGAAGTGTCCATTGATTTTCTTGTGTGAAAAATTCTTGCTTCGGGAGGTTCGGGTGATAAAGAGAGTAGGCAGGGACCGTTTCGCCCATGCCGTTGGTTACGGTCCCTGCTGGTTTAGCAAACAAGATTCTGTGTCTTAAATTACCAAATCTCATTATGCCACCCCTTTACTCTGTTTCGGCGTTCTCTACAACTCTTGCCTCCAATGTTACAAACGGAGACACAGGCTGTGAGCCTTTATAAGGAGTTACTGCTTTTGTAAGCATCGGCTTTCCATCAAGTCTATACACAAACCTGAAGGCTGTTTCATCGTAAATAAATCTTACATGAATTGATTCTGTAGCCTTAATGCCTGCCTTTTCTGCAATTACATACTGAGACATATCTGCGAGAAGAATATCTCCTTTATGTCCCGGTTCGGATGCCTGTTCGATGAAGTTGACAGGCTTGCCGAGAAGTGTGCCGTGAGGTGCACCTGCGATTGAGCCTTCAGGGAGGTAGATGGGGATATCACCTATTTTCATTGTCATGAGTGCTGGCAGAAGTTCCTGATTGATGTACCATTCTGCCTGCCCTGCTTGTCGTAGCAAGCTGCGAGCATCTTTACGATGTTTTCAACTGTAAGAAGTTCAGTCTGTCCGTCTTCCTTGGGGATAATAACTAAAGCTTCAGAATTGAAAATTCCCAGTGGCTGTTTTTCGCCGGTTCCGTATAATACTTTATCTGCTATATTGAAGCTGAATTCATCCGCAAACCCTGCTTTGATTACTTCTCCCAGTGCGGGCGCATCTTCAAGCAGTTCATCTGTTGCATAACAAATGCCCGCAAGTTTATTGAGTGTCAATTTGCACTGTTCAAACTTCGGCTTACTTTTGGCAATCTCTGCAGCTTCGCTTTCCCAGTAAGCCTGAATGCCACCCCATCTGTTACCGTCTGCACGGCTGTTTTCGTTGATGCCGTTGATTATGAGCGAGTTTGAACCTGCACTTAATGGGATTCTTGTAATTTTTGTTAATAGAGGATGTTCCTCATAAACATTTTCTTTTAAGTCCATAACGAAGTCCGTCTGAACAAGATACCCTCCATCGGTCGCTACCCCTTCTCCTGCACCTGACACAAGGTTGGCAAGTCGTTCATCAGGAAGTCCGCCGGGTTTTTCCATATTGTATATGGCACTAAGCTGTTCTCCAAAACTGGAGAACTTTTTTGATTTTTCAGCGCCGTACGCCGCTTTAGTGTTGTTTCTACTATTCATTTTAAATCACTGTCCTTTTTAATAATAATTTTTTAAAGCCTGAATTGTTTTATCTTTTCTTAGTTCTTTTATTCCTTTATCGATATTTACACTCACTTGATATGTTGTTAAACCGAGTTTTGTAGAAATTTCCTTGATTGTGTACTCGCTGTAAAACCTCAACCTTATGCACCGCCTTAAAGTAGGAGAAAGCTTATTGACGGCGCAATTTAATATTTCCGGCAGGTCATATTCTTCGATTTTAGAATATTCCTCGAAAGAGTTTTCATCAAAAATCGCATCTTGCAAGAGCAGGTCCTCGTCATCAGAAAGTACGCTCTGTTGTAAACTTTTGATTTCTTGGTTTGCAATTAGTGCTTCTTGTAAAACTTCGGCAGAAACTTCGAGGTATTCTGCAATCTCTTTGGTTGTTGGTTTTCGTCCGAACCTTTCAGCAAGTTCCGATTCTGCTTTTCTCGCTTTAAAATATAATTGCCGCGCCTCCGTGGAGATTTTTATTGAAACGCTGTGTCTATATCGATAATCTGCAATCACCTCCTTTAAGTACCCAGCAAGGAAAGTTGAGAATTTATACCCTGCATTGATGTCAAAATTCCGTGTTGCTCGCTCCATACAAAGATACGCATCTTGCATCGCATCTTCTTGGTAGGCTTCGTCAACGAACGATTTTCTTAACATTAACCTTATGAATTTTTTGTTTCGTTCATAAAGCCGCAACAGGTTATATTCTTCATCAATTCCTTGCTGAATTTTTTTGACGATTTCCTCGTTTGTTTCAGGTAAACCCATTGACTTTCCTCCTGTTATGTAGTATAATATTTCCAAGAGTAAAAGTGCTTTTCATCAGGTTTACTACTAAAGAGCGGACTGTTTTATGAACGGTCCCTCTTTTTTATTGGTGGGAAAAGTTTGTCCAACGGCTCCTTGAGTAAAACTTCTGGTTCGGGAGATTCCACCGCTTTCATAAAGTGCAACAGAAGAATACTCAAAAGCCTTGCATATATATTTCCGTAGCACCACTGAACCGCTGCGTATGTCTTGCCGGCCCCGTTGTATGTAAAACGATTATTGCTACGATCCAGCAGTTTCTTTGATGCAAGCATATATTTGTAAGCTGCATAAAACTCTTTAAGTCGTTCTGATAACAGCGGAGCGAGCCTTTTTATTTTTTCCGAGCCGTCCAAAAACCACGATATGTCACTTCTTACAAATGATACCGGGGTTTTATATGACTCTGCAGGATTGTTTATCGCTCCTGATACCGGGATGCCGTTACTTATAGTAACATAAGGGATTTTTGCTCCAAGGCACAATTTCATGTGCTTTTGTGCTGTTTCGTTATCTATACCGATGCCTTCATCAAACATTCCAATAGGTATCGGTATAGTTTTTGCATTGAATTCGCTCTCTATCTCCATCAATTCCTGAAGGCGAGGCGGTAGTTTTTTTGTCATTGTGTTTCACCTCCTTTTCAGGGTAAGGCATTCGTAATGCCACAAAACCCTAATATTTTCTTGGTTCATGGGCTTTCCAAAGAAAAGATTTTATATTTATCCTTTGTATACTAATTGATTTACTTCCGTTGTTGTAAACGACTACAAAAAACTATGTTATATATTTCTTGATGATATATTTATATCTTTGGAGTAAATCCTTTGTATTACTGGCTTTTCTGCCCTTACCTTATCCTTACTCAATCCTTACAATATCAAAATGGTAAATCGTCATCTTCGTCTATTGGTACAAATCCGTCCGGCATTCCGTTGCTTCGGTTTATCGCTTTGTTATAGTCAAATTCTATAACTTTGACTGATTTCGAGTCGACTGATTTAACGGTTGCTCTTTCGGATGAAATTAATTTGTTTTCGTACAAATACTTCAATGTTTTTTTGTAAGAAAAGCCTGCCGATGTGAGAGCTTTTTGCAATTGCATAGGAAAGATGTAACATTTTCCGCATCTCATGAAGCCGTACCTTGGCTCGATGTAATCGGTGGTAAAGTGTTTTTCATTTGACTGTATCCATTCAACCACATAGTCTGACGCGAAGCCGTTCACTTCTCTTTCTTTTGTTGTTGGTTGCATATTGAGGATTTCAAATGCCATATTGTAAGCATTTTTATATGCTTCCGCTCTTTCTTCGTTAAAAATCCATACCGACACCAAGTAGTCTGCTGTTGCTGCAAGCGATATTGTATCGCAATGTGTATAACTATGCCCTGTGCCAAGTTCCCACAAAGCATCAACGATTTTTTGATGCACATCCTTAATTTGTTTTATGTCTGCATCGATGAGTCGTTCTACGAATATTCCCCACGCCACACCGTAACAGTCTGCGGTTTTTATATGTATGGCTGCCGCATCTTTTTCGCTGTCAAATTGCTTTCCGTATATTTCGATTACACGGCTGCTGACACCCTCTTTTGTGCAAGTCTGAACAATCGGCTCTTCGCCTGTGGCAAGCACCCAAGTTTGCCATGATTGCGACCTTTGTATGCCTCCGTTTTTAGTACCTCGCTGTTTTCCTTTTCCTTCACCAGCCATGTATACAAGTTTTTCGACAAATTCTTGTCTTGAGCCTGCGAGCTGCCTTTCATCTATTCCAACTGGGATATTGTTGAATAAACTCATCGTCTTTTCAAATCCCACCTGTGTACTGTTGAATGAAAGCATTAAGTTTTCAGGTTCTCCGAATGCTGACAAGGCTGCTTTGAGTGCTGCTGTTTTGCCTGTAGCACTGTTTGCCCATAAATAAACAACTACATTTCTGTTTTTAAATACGACACCCAAAAGCAAGGGGACGAAAGCGGAAGCGAGTAAAAAGCGAAATTTATTTCTCTTTCGATGCTCTGATAACATTGCACACCATTCCTTGATAGTTCCTCTGTGTGTTTCCAATGCCTTGACATAGGTTTGTGCCGTTGCATCCACTTTAAGTTGTAGGTCGCCACCG